GCTTGAATTGGGGAGAATTCCTTCCGGTAATATATGGACGAACGAGGTTGTTTTCATAGTCGGGGGCGGATCATCCCTGATTGGCGTTGATATCCCGGCGATTACAAACGGTCACGTAACGATTGCCGTCAATCAGAGCGCGTTGCGGCTACGTTGCCCGACTGCCGTTTCCGTAGATCATCAGTTCATGGATAGGCGGGCGGCAGAACTCGAAGCGCTCACTAAGACGACCAATGTTTATCTGTGCCCGCCGACGCATAAGCAAATCTGCGAACCGCTACAAAAGAAAATCCCTTCTGCACATTTTTTCAGGGAAAACACCAAGGGCTTTTCATGGTGCCCCGAAAGCCTGCACCGCATAGGCGGGTCGTCTGGATATGGAGCACTGAACGTGGCAACCCTTATGGGGGCCAAGCGCATCATTCTGTTGGGGTTCGATTACTGCCGCAACCATCGTGGCGTTAAGAATTGGCATGAAGCCTATACGTGGCCGCAGAATGAGAATTGGACGGCATGGGCGCGAGCCTACGTTAATGCCGCTCCGTCGCTGGTGGAACACGGGGTTGAGGTAATCAACGCAAGCCCTATCAGCGCCATTACAGCCTTTCCGCGCATGACCGTTACCGAAGCGCTTAACTGGAGATGGGGTGAGAGTCGGGCCGCATGAGCATCAAGATTTTTGTAGGAACTCCCGCCAATAACGAAGACCTCGAAAGCCAAGCCGTTCTAGATTGGACGCTGCACAAGTACGCATCCGCACCGCTTGAAATTGTATGGATGAAACTTTCACGCGATCCGTCCAGCTTTTGGTATTCGGATTGGCGCAACGGCAAGGGCTGGATAACGAAGGGGTGGGCGACGCCATTCAGCCCGTTCCGGTGGGCCATCCCCGAGTATTGCGGCTTTGAGGGGCGCGCAATCTATCTCGACGTTGATATGTGGCTAATGGACGACATTACCAAGCTTTGGGATATCCCGTTCCGAAGTGGTGTATTCGCTATTGCCAAGAACGAGCGAACATTCTGTTGCACCCTATTTGACTGCGCCAAAGGCAGGCACTTCCTGCCGCCCGTCTCGCGGCTGCGCTCTGAAATCGGCCTTTATCGCACGGTTCGCAAGAAGACGTTTACGCCAACCACAGTGCAAAGCTTCCTGCCGTGGGGCAATTGGAATTGCCTCGATGGCGAGGATTATAACGACTTGCACGACCCTGATATCAAACTTATCCATTGCACGTCCATCCCATCGCAGCCGCAGTTGAAATATGCGCTGCCTCGATTGGCCGCCGCCGGTCAAAAACATTGGTACACATTGAACCCGCCTCGCCCACATTTACGTGCGGATATCCCCGCAATGTTCGACGAGTTGCTTGTAGAGGCGATTGCAAACGGATATAAGCCAGCGAACTACGCGACCGCCGAAGTGTTCGGAGATTACGGACGGTGATTGACCGAATTAGAATAAAGGGAGCGTGGTATGATCGTGGTGATAAGTCCAAGAAGCCCCCACGCCTCCACGGATTGAGTGACTGGATTTGGAGAGAAGTGGATAGGTACTGGACCGCCTATTATGACGAATGCGTAACGCCAGACGAAGATTGGCATAATTACGCATACGGTTTGGTGAAGTCGGAAGAGCCGCAAGAGCACGCATAAACACGCAAAGGATGGTTTGCGATGACAATGGATGAAGCGGTATCAAAAATTAGTAGGAATTATGCAACAACCGGCATTCGCGGGCCGGCAAGTTTCGTTCAGGCTCTTGCCGATCTTGGAGTTCTACAACTAGATTCAGAAGACGAAATCATTCGGAGCGAGCTGACAAAATACCTTGCTGGATTTAGATTGTTTCACGGAAGTTTGCAATCAGGATTTTCCGACTCTCAGTCCAGATACCTTGCGGATGCAATCTGCGACAACTTCGAACTCAAAAAGAAGCGGACGGCGTGACCATTCTCGACGAGCACAAGTTGATGCGGAGGGTTGTGGGTTGGCATGACATCAGAATGGATGGCATTACCGACTTGGTGCTTCGAGCCAAGGGGGCGAGCGTTCTGGACATTGGCTGCAACCGGGGGCTCGTTGGGTTCGAGTTCGCCAATAACGGAGCCGTCCTCGTACACGGATGCGATAACTACGCCGACGGAATCGCAACCGCCCGAGGAGTTTTTTGCGACCTTCGAAACGTCAAATCGCGATTTGAGGTTGTGGACCTCGCAGGCGGCCCAGACGCGCTACTGGCGGCATTCGGTGAGGACTATCCGGCGCAATACGACATCGTATTAATGCTCGCCACATATCATAAACTAAAGCGCATCATGAGCCCGGGTGCGCTCAAAGAACTTATGCTTCACTTTGCCGAGCGCACCGGGACATATTTCGGATGGCGCGGGCGCATTGAGGAAATGGCAGAGATTGACGCCATTTTCGGCATCACGCTAACCCGCATTCACACGTCGCACATATCAAACGACATGGAGCCCGCCGCAGCTATTTGGATGCGGAAGGGATAGACCGCATGGGATGGGGAGATGAATTAGTTGCAAGCGGTCTAGCTCGTGGTGCAAGGGAGCGGGGCGAGCGCATTGCCTTTGGGTTTGGCGGCAAGATACGATGGACCCCGCAGGCACACGAGATATTCAAAAACAATCCGAACGTCGCCCCGCCCGGTTCCGAGGGCGCAAAAGATTTGCGCTGGATAAGGCATTGCGCGGGGGCTCGGCTTAACACATCGGGCATAATGGCAAGCCGGGGGCGTTGGCGATGGCTTCCGTTCCGTCCTCCGCCCGGTGAGATTTTTTTTAGCGACGAAGAACTTGCTTTTGGGGAAGCGCATCTAGGCGGGTTTGTGGTACTAGAGGCGCGCGTTAAGCCTCAGTACCCAAACAAACAATGGCCGCAGGACCGATATCGGGAAGTTGCCGCCCAACTGCAAAAGCGCGGGTTGCGTGTTGTTCAATTTGCCGGGGCGGCTAGGCCGGTCGACGGCTGCGGTGACGTGATTGTCACTCCTACGTTCCGTAAGGCCCTGGCACTGCTTTCACGGGCTTCGCTGTATGTTGGGGCAGAGGGCGGGTTGCATCACGGCTCGGCGGCGGTAGGGACGAAAGCGGTAGTGATCTTCGGAGGATGGCCGGACCCCAAGTCCTCCGGGTATGACAGCCATCGCAATCTGGCGGCCCCTGATGCGGGATGCGGTTCAATCGCCCCCTGCGCCCATTGCCGAAACGCTATGGGAAGGATTACGGTTGAGGAAGTCGTCAACGCCGCCATGCTGGAATTATTCCCATGAGGTATGATAGGTTTTTCGTGAACTTTGGCGGCTCTTTTAGAGGCAAGCATTGCGGCAAACGCGGTGTCGCGATCCCGGCGACCAGCCGTCTCCCCAAGGAATTTATCCGGCTAGACCCGTGGGAAGGTGAATATCTGTGGCGTATCGCGGCGCGGGCATCAATCGGCGTGCTTGAAATAGGCCGCCGCAATGGGGGCTCAACCTTTCTTCTGGCGGACGCGACAGACGCTCTAATTGTCTCGATTGATACCCAGCCGGCGGACGATGCTTTGCTGCGCGCTTTGCTTATTAGCAATGGCGTCGGTGGCAATGTTGATTTAGTTGTCGGCAACTCGCAAGCGCCACGGCCAGAACCCGCCTTAATTGACCTGCTTTTTATCGACGGCGACCACACTTACGAAGGGTGCAAGGCGGATATCCTGACTTGGGCACCGCGGGTGGTTCCCGGCGGGGATATCATCTTTCATGATTCCTACGAAGGGTCGTATGGGGTGCAAAGGGCGGCCTTAGAGTTTGCACAAGCGAACGCCGACGAGTACGAAGTCATCGTATCGCCGGTGATACCAAAGGCGCATTGGACGCTTCCGGTTGGTTCGATTGCGCATCTTATGCGGAGATACTAGCCTGGGAGGGCTTGATAATGGATTGGAGACCGATTGAGACCGCCCCGAAGGACGGAACTCCAGTCCTGCTGTGGCTCAAGGACAAGTGCGACCGCAACTATACCGTTACGGGGCTTTGTGATTATTTTTCGATTGGCATCTGGCTTTATGGGCGGTGGAATTCAATTGATGTTGAGGACTGCGGAACAATGGGCGGAGAATGCACCGGGTGGATGCCTGATTGGTGCTGCATTGCCGTAAACCCGTCCCATTGGATGCCGTTGCCGGAACCGCCTAATGCCCCCTAGATACGTAACATTGGCGGCGTGGGCCAACCAATACGATTGGCGGCTAGGCGCCGAGCTTGGCGTGTCAGATGGCAAGACGCATCTGTATCTATTGGAGCATTGCCCCAACCTGCATCTGATCGGCGTTGACGTTTGGGACATGCCGGGCGTGAAACTTGGGGCCACAACCTCGAATGAGCGGTGTGAGTGCCCGAACTGCCTGGATACTAAGGCGGGGCGGCGCAAGACCACGATGCGGCAACGCGAAGAGATGGCCCGCTACAGCTCGGAACGATTGGGGCGGTCTACGCTCTACAAGATGCGGACGGTTGATGCGGCTGCCAAGGTTGAGGACGGCTCATTAGATTTCGTCTTTGTAGACGGCGATCACAGCATGGAAGGCGTGCGGGACGATATCGCGGCATGGAAGGCCAAGATTAGACCGGGCGGTTGGATGATCGGTCACGACTACAATATGGCAAGTGTCCGGGCTGGTGTCTCCCATCACTATCCCGAGAGCGATGTTCTGCAAGAAGATGACCACATTTGGTTTGTTAAATGCTGACGGAGGGAAAGCAGCATGGCCGATGAAATGAGCCTTGAAGATGCGTCATACGCAGACCCAGACATGATTGATGCTGGTCTTGCGGAAGTAAGAAGGGCAGGGCTGACAAGCCTGTCTGATGAGGTGATAAAGTTCATCTTGTCTATTGGCTTTGGGGCGATGGTGGTACAGCGAGAACGGGGATAATGCTAACTGTCTGTACGTGGGTATGGGGAACGAAATACGGCCCAGAATACGTCGAGCGATTGGCCGCAGGCCTAAATAAACACATTAGACAGCCCTACCGTTTCGCGGTCTACAGTGTTGCTGACGAGGACAAATACCTAACCGACGCTCCCGGCTGCTTTGCCCGCCTGCGTATGTTCGACCCGCAATGGCAGCGCAATCATGGGATTGATGACCGGCTAGTCTGCCTAGACCTCGATGTGGTGATAACCGGCGGTCTTGATGCGCTATTCGATAGGCCGGAACCGTTCGTCATTCTGGGCGGCGCCAACTCGTCCAACCCCAATCCGTTCAACGGGTCAATCATGATGCTTAGGGCTAGGGCGCATCCTGAATTATGGACCGACTTTAATTTAGAGAAATCCACAGTTGAACTAAAAGAGGCGGGCAAAGTCTTTGCGTTTGCGGACGATCAAGGTTGGATATGGCACAAGTTGGCTAATGCCGCCACATGGGCGACCGGTCGTCAGTCAGGCATTTATTCATTCCGCAAGCGGGGATGGCCTAGCGGCGATGCGCTCCCGAGCGGAGCGCGGCTAGTGGCGTTCCCTGGGCATCGCGACCCAAGCAAGTTCACGCATCTTGATTGGGTGAAAGAAAACTGGATTGCATGATTGACCCAACCAAGGTTGCGCTATTCATTCCGCCCGGACTTAAGAAATTCAAACTGAAGCTATTCGAGGGCATAGGTCAAACAATCGGGCGTGTTGTCAGGGATGACCCTCGCAGGCTTGATGATGTGCCAAGCGATATCATTCCAATCATTGGTTGCACGCCATTCCTAAAGCCCTACATTGATAAATGGACGAAGGCGGGGCGCAACTATATTTATTGGGATAGAGGCTACGCGCGGCGGGTGTTCGCTACATGGCTGCCTCGGGGTGAGAATGGCGGATATTACCGCTATCACCTGAACGCATTCCAGATGATGCGAATTAGGGACGTTCCCGGCGACCGATGGAATGCGCTCAAGCTCGATGTTTCGCCATGGCGAAAGGGCGGCCGCAAGATTGTCATTGCATCAACGCTGTCCGACTATTGGGCGCTGCATGGGTGCGAGAACTGGATTGCGGAGACGGCGGCATATCTAAAGACTGTCACCGACCGCCCTATTGTCATTCGCGACAAGGAATCGAAAATACCGCTCCGTGACGAACTGGCGGACGCGCACATGCTAGTGGCTCACGGTTCGATTGCGGCTATTGAGGCGGTTATAATGGGGTGCACCGTTTGCGTTCACCCATCATGCGCGGCGGCATTGGTCGGTATAACCGACCTCTCTAAAGTCGAAAGCCCGATTTATCCCGAGCGGCAGCCGTGGCTCAATTCGTTGGCCTACAGTCAATTCAATGAGCAAGAGTTGGTTGATGGAACGTTGTGGAGGCTGATGGAATGATTACCGTCAACGCGAACACGGCGGAATTCAAGATAGCGCTCGGCGGATTTGTCGATAAGGCTAAGGGCAAGTCGCTGGAATTCTTCAGCGAGTTTTCGCAGGATTTCTCCCACGCCGTTAGCGAAAATACTCCGGTAAAAACCGGATATCTAAGAAGCAAGTGGCAAGTAACAATCAACGGTGAACCAGTTGGTAGCGTTTCTGGGCTAAAACTTGGCGATATCTTTGGTTATGTGAATACTGCCGCATACGGGCCGCGCGTCGAGTTCGGCTTTGTCGGAACCGATAGCCTTGGCCGCAAATACAATCAGGCCCCACGCGCGTTCGTTCGCGATACCGTGGCGAGGGCTGATATCATCGCGGGAGAAACGCTCGTAAGGATTGGCGCATGAAATTTCAACGGAAAATATCCGTAGAAGTTCCGGAAGACTTTTCGCCATTCGACATGCACCGATATCCAGGCTTTTACACCAAGCGGGCGATAACCGAGCATGAACATGAAATGAGATTGGCCGCTGATAGATATGCGGCATTTATGGACGACTGTCAGAAAGCTTCAAAATGAACCGCAATAGGACGATTGCGCGACTTGAATTCGGGATTGCGGTGATAATGCTCTGTATTTTCGCAACCCCGCTTGTGGCGTTCGTCGCGCTGTTCCTGTCCGTGGTCGCGCTTCTGAAATGAGGCACCAAGAGGAAGTCATTGATATCATCTTGTTTGCTCTATTGGCGGCGATCTTTCTCTTGCCGTTCATGATATGACGACAATCTCCCAGGACATTCGCGGCGCGTTACATGCGCAGGCGATAACGGCTTCCGGCTTTCCCGCATCCAATCTGATTGCCGAAGAGGGTATGCCGTTCACGCCCGCTGAAGCCACCACATGGGTTTCGATTAGCTTCCGCCCAGCATCGCAGCGGCCATTCTCTACGGCCGGCAGCGCTATCAAGGTCCATAAAGGCACGTACATGATAAATGTGCGGTGTCCGGCGGGGCAGGGCACGGCGGCGGCTGAAAGCCTAGCTGATGCAATCCGTGATGTATTCGAGCCCTCCACCAAGCTTTCATTAGACGGCGCTTATGTCGTCATTGATTATTCAGAGCGCACCGCATCGATGCCAGACGCCGAATGGACGATGGTTCCAGTAACCATCGGGTGGCGCTGCTTTTCAACTAGATAATTCCGCTTTGCCTCCGCAGTAGCGGCAGCCCTTCGAATTGAGCGCTTGGGCAACGCTTAACCGCAGCGTCGGATGACGCCGCATTCCCTTAGATGGAGCCTAAAATATGACATGGGACCCTGGCGTATCCGCGACCTTGGGGTTGCTGGTTTACATTGGCACGACCGCCACTGACGGAACCGCCGACACTTATACCGAAATCAAACACGTTCAAAACATCACCGTTTTTGGCCGCGTTTATCAAATCGTCAAGTTCGTCCCGATTGCCACCGGCTTTACCGAAAAGTTCAAGGGGGAGGTCGACGACGGAGACATCAAACTGTCGGTCGGCTACGACCTAGGCGACGCGGGGCAGTCGGCCGTCAACACTGCCGTGGATGACACGACGGTCAATTACTACAACATGAAATTCGTATTGAACGACGCTTCGGCGGGAACGCCTGCGAGCCCCACGTCGGGATCGGCTGGCACGACGTTTTATTTCAAGGTGAAGTTTACCAGCTTCACTGTGACACCCGGAACCGTCGCGTCCGTCGTGATGGGCGAGATCACCGCAGCCGTTAAGACCGGCGGCACCACGCGCGTAGCCGCGACCTAATACTTTCACCACGAAGTCCCAAGTCGCCCGCAACGGGGGTTGCCGGATGACTTTGCCCGGCTGCGCATTTCCACACCGCAGCCGGGCCTCTTTTCATCTAACCCTAAATGGAGGGATTTAACTTGAAGTGGTCTGAACTTGAGACGAGTAAGATTGCCGACCGTGGCAGCGTTATGCAACTACGTGGCCCGCGCGACAATCTCCCGATGGTCAACCTCGATGGAACGCCAGCCACGATAACGGTTTATGGGACGGATGGCTCGCATTTCACCGAGGCTAAGCGCGCCAAGCTGAATGCAAGGCTTAAGCGGCGAAACAAGGACATGGCCGTTGAGGACATCGAGAAGGACGACCTCGAATTACATATCGCCGCGACGAAGGAATGGAATTTGGATTTCGGCGGCGAGGACGAATACAAACATTTGAGGCAATGCACCCCGGCAACCGTGCGCGAGGCATATGAGCGCTTCCCCTGGATGCACCGGCAAGTCATCGAATGGATTGCTAGCGAGGCAAATTTTACTCCGGCCTCGTAAAAAACCTCATGGAGTACGCGGAATATAGGTTCCGCAACTGGACTCCAGAGGAAACCAACGAGGCCAATCAACCCGATCTCTATTACCTTTGGCTGTGGTTCCAGCGCATTGCTGGAGCCCCCAGCGGCGGTCGGTTTCAGGAAATCGCCGCGTTCTGCAACGTCACCGGCATTCAACTCAAAACATGGGAGGCTGAAACACTCATGAACCTGTTTGCTTTAGCCGACCATATCGCGAGGTTGCCAACCGGAGAGCAACTTGCGGAAGCGCAAGCAGCGGAACGGACGTTGCCGGGCCGTAAGATTGGCGTAACGCGGGGCCGCAATGGTTGACGAAACAGTTGCCAATCTAAAAATAACGACGAGCTTTGATGGTGCTGGGCTTGACCAAGCCAACACTAAGCTTGCGCAGACTACGGCGACGGCAGATGCGTTCAAGGCGAAGGTTGCCGATACGGGGGCCGCAATGGCCCCCGCGAGCACGGCAGCCAAAGACCTCGGGACTAACCTGGGGTCTCTATCAAGCCAAGCGTCAGTCGCGGGAAACCAGTTTATATCGCTCGGGACGACCTTTAGAAATTTTGGCTCGGGCTTGGCGAGTTCTCTGTTTTCACTTCAGACGTGGAAAGATACGTGGGCACAGATGGGGCCTGCGGCTTCAACACTGGCGACCGGAACACGGGGGGCGACGGCTGCGGTTGTCGAGCATGAAGGTTCCGTTCGCAAGGTCAATGAAGCGAGCATTGCCTATCGGGAGACCATCCACACGCTAGACCCCGCCGTGCGTCAGCTTGGCATCAGCGTATCCGGCCTAACCCAATTCACGGGTGCGGCAAGAGGTGGCTTTGAGCTTTTGGCGCTGGCTATTGGGGGCGCGCTTGTCGGCTCGATGCTGAAACTGCAAGACACCCTCCAGACCAACACGCAGGATATTCAGGCGTTTACTAGAAACGCCAGAGTAACGGCTGACATTATGGATGAATTCGGTAAGGCCGCACTAAAGGGCGGCGCCGATGTTACATCAATGGCCGATGCTCTTTCTAGTCTTATGCAGGACGGCAAGCAAGGGCCGCAAGCAATGGCTTCCTACAAGGCCGCTGTTGTGGGTCTCGATGAAGCCATTGTTAAAATGGGCCTAGATACTGATACCGCTTCAAAAATACAGAAGGACTTTTCCGGCGTTCTAAGCGCTTCGCAAACGGTGTATTTCACCAATGGCGAATCCATCAAGGCAATGGGTGGGGTTTCGGCCGCGGCGCTTCAAGCAATCACAAAGGACTCCAAGGCGCTAGGGGAGGCGCTAGCTCGGTCACTAGGCTTCATGGGCAATGGGTTCCAGTCTGCCACCGCTCAAATGCTAGAGGCGGCAAATAACGGTACAATCTCCGTTGATAAGCTTATGGCTGCGGTTAAGAACCTTGCCGATGTTACGCAGCAGGGCGAAGGCTCCATGTCCCAAAGTTGGGGCAAAATCAAAAATGCTTGGGAAGAGCTAATTCAGGCGATGGGGAAAGACCCCGGCGTTAAGAAAACAATGGACGGAATAGCGTCCTCCATTGAGGAAATCACCACGAAAATTAAAGCCGGCGTTCCGGCGTGGCAGGCGGTTTGGGATGAGTTGGTTAAGAGTGAAACCGACGCAACAAACGCAATGGGTGCGGCGCAAGCCAAGTTGATTGCAGACATGAATTCTCATTGGCCCGACCTCTGGAAGGGCTTTATGGATTCATGGCAGAAGATTTCAGATTTTCTTAACAACCTGCCAATCATCGGCAAGCTCGCAAGCGGGCTTAACAGCGCGATTGATACTGCTACACAAGGCGTTGGGGCCAATCTTGGGAACCCGCTTGGAAGCACCGGCGATGCGTCCTCGTCCCTCAATCAGCTAGATACGTCAGTTAAGACGACAGGCGACGACGCCAAGCAGGCGGCGAGCGGAACCGGAACGCTAAACGATAGCCTGCAAACGCTATCAAAGGACTTCGATACAACGGCTGGCTCGTTCTCGACAGTCAAGACGGCTGCCGATGGCATGGCTACGTCTACGCAGACGGCTGCGACAGGCGTTGATGCTGTGGGGACCAGCATCACCAATCTAGCGAATACTGCGCAGGCGGCGGCATCGAACATCGCAGCGGCAGCGGCGCAGGCTTCGCAGGCTGGGTCAAGCGCGGGCGCGGGCGATAGCGGCCCACAATTGCCTGTAGGAAGTTTCGCTACTGGCGGCATAGTGCAGTTCGGCGGTAGCGGCCCCGATGATTCAATCAGCATTTCTGCGAAAGTCTCTCCTGGGGAGACAATGGCCATATTGCCGCCCGGTGGAGCAAGCTCGGGGCTTCTGTCCCAAATTCAAGGGGCAATTGGTTCCAGCCCAATCAGCGTTTCATCAAGCGGAACTTCGGCGCCGACCTCCGTGTCCGCTATCGCGGCACCCACAAACTATGCCGCTTATGAAGCATCAACCGTCAATGGCAGCCCCGCCTTGCTCCCGGGTGGATATTTTGCCACTGCGGTTCCTTCTACATCAATCGCCTCGACAACATCACGTTCGGCGGCTTCTACAGCCACCAAGAGCCGCACCGGCAAGCTAAATGCCCCGGCCATGGCAACTATCAAAGTTGGCGGTGTGGACCGTTTAGTTCCAGCCGACCTTGCCGCCATTTATAATCAGCAACAAGCCGCCGATGGTTCGTTTATGATGCAGTCCGGCGGACAAATGGTTAGGTTTGTGCCGGACGGCAGGGGCGGGTTTCTCCCGCAATCAACAGTTAACATAGGCTCCGTTCCAAGCGACCTCGGCTCATCGCTGGATTCCATGAGCGACAAAATCTCCAGAGGGTTTACCAACCTTCCCGGCGGGGTTGATTCTGGCGGCGGTGGCGGAAGCCCCGCCTCGTCCGTATCACGGTCGGCCGCATCTAGGGGCGCAAGCGACACGTCATCAGGCGATGCAAGCGGGGTTCTGCCGACTGTAATTGATGCTGTTGGTAACTACACGGGGCGCAGCTTCTTGCAGCAATATGCAGGGAGCGGAACCCCGCCTACAACAAGCTTTCCTGAAAATGGGGTTCCGCTACCGCCCTTAGACCCGCGCACAGATGCCGACATAGTGGCTCAAGGTGGGGTCGTCTCCAATCTCATGGATATGTTGTTCGGTGGCTCTCCAGATACAGGCGGCGAGTTCCCAGGTTTTCAAAGCTATGGCACTGCGCCGGGCGATGCCTATGGTGGATACAGCGGTATAGACCAAAGCTTTGTTGATGCCTACGCCACGGCTGATGCGTCCTCGCCGGACGCGGGCGCATTCTATGCGGACCAATATGCAGGCTATGACGCCTCGGGCGATTATAGCTATGGCACCGATACCGGTTTCGCCAGCGGCGGCTCTTTCACCATTCCATTCACCGGGAGTGGCGGGGCTGATACCGTCCCCATGCGGTTCAATGGCTCTCCGGGCGAAGAGGTTTCTGTCACACGCCCCGGCGATAAGCAGGCGGGCCGCATCGGTGGCGCCGCTAACAAGACATATGGGGATGTACATATCCACTTGCCTAGCGGTGCGGATGCAAAATCATTCATGGCTCTGTCTAGGACGGCCACGCGCCGACAAGTCGCGGGTATGCTTCCGTGAGCCTCAATCTCCCCATTATCCCCTACAAGGTGTCAACCGGGGCAGAATACGATCTAACCTGGAACACCGTCGTTAATACCAACGAGGGCGGAATATCCGGGCGAAAAGCATTCCAGCAATGGCCGGCGCGGCAGTTCCATCTAACGGTTGGCCCCGGCGAGGTCTCGGAATTCCGCAAGATATTTTTGGCGTGCATGGGGCGAGTGTCGCCAGTTGGCGTTCGCGATTGGTCCGACTATCAGTTTACCGACCAAGTTCTAAGCCTGGGCGGCGGTGGAACGAGTACGGCTATCTATCAATTGCAAGAGACGTTCACCCCGGCAACCGGAAGCCTATCGTTCGTCCAGCCAATTCTGCTGCCCGACCAAACCGAGGTTGCGCTTACGCTGAAAGTAAATGGCTCGCCCTATGGCGGGTCGTTTTCAGTCCTAGATTATGGCTACGTTGAATTATTGACGCCGCCCGCAAGCGGAGATGTGGTAACGGCAAGCGGAGAAAAACTGGTTCCTTGCTGCTTCATGACCGACGATATGACTATCAAGGTTTTGAAAGATGGCCTGCTTGAAATTCAAGACGTGCAGCTTCGCGAGATTTTCAAAGAGGAACTGATTGACCTTACCGGCGTGGCGGACCCGCTCGCCTAATGCGGACTTTTCCTTTTGATACCACAGCATCGTCTCCGATTGCTTATCTGATAACGATACAGAAAGGCTTGACGACCATTCAATTCAATACGTGGTCGCGGCCGATAACGACGGCCGACAATCGCCTGTTCAGCGCCGAGCCGGGCGCGGGCGTAAGCGGGTTGCAGTTTCCGTCCGATGGCTCTGCGGCAAACAACGCAGACGTTGTGATTATGGCGACGGCGGGCGGTCCAATCGTTTCAGGCGATGCCGCATCGGGCGCACTCGACGGATGGCCCATTACTATCGAAATGATTGACCCCAGCGACATTGCGGCGGGAACGTCAACAGTTGTCACAGGAACAATCGGCTCAGTCATCGAGGACACAACGGGTGTTGTGACCATTGCCGCGAATGGCCCATTCCGCATGTGTCAGGAAAAGCCCGTTTGCGAGCACTTCACGCTGACGGGGCGAGAAGACCTCGGGGATGATAGATGCAAGGTGTCATTGCTTGCAGACCAAATCATTAGCGCCTTTGATATCGGGCGGGGGCAGGATTTTGTCACCGTAACTGGCGCCGACCCGGACGTGGGGTTGCTGACTGTGGCGAGTTGCTATGGTCGCATCCGCACGGGCTCAACGGTCGAAGACTATAACAACGTCTATTTCGAATGCACCACGGCCGGAACCACGGATGCGGTTACTGCTCCATCCTATGACTACACCGTTGGCAACACGACCACGGATGGCAACGCAGTATTCACCGCGCGCAATGCGTGGACGAGGCACGCGCGTGGGCAAGCTATTGATGCGTTCAACATTCAATTGACGGCGCTTCCTGATTCCCGCGCCAGTGATGCAACTTGGTATGTCAATGGGGCGATGTTCTTCCGCTCTGGGAACCTGAGCGGCTACCCCAAATATCCAATCAGGGCGTGGGACCCTGCGACATTCATTGCAACGCTATTCCTGCCGTTAGACCCCGCCGACGTGCCGGCCAACACTCAAATTGAAATCCATGCCGGGTGCGACTTGACGCGCGAGCAATGCGAATCCCGATTTAGCAACATCGTGAATTTGCGTGCAGAGACATTTGTTCCGCCGCCCGATATGTCATTGAGCTTGTCGTCACTATGACGATATTCGGCGACGACAGGCTAACTAGCGCAAGCGATACCAGCAGCACAGGCCAATTACTAGATGGCGTTTGGAGCAATTCCAACGCCCCGAAAATAGCCGCAAGCGTTCCTGTCTCCCTCGGTGGTCCATCCAACGTCACAGCCCCATCGTCTAATCCAAGCCATCTAAAATTCACCTATGACACCATCGGGCAGACCATTCCCCGCTCGATTGGTCACTGTCGGCTGCCGCTCAAAACTATCTGGGTGGCTGGAGTAGACGGGACAACATCGGATGGCGTGGCCGGGGCGGACAAAGCGATTGCGAGCACGGCAGACAACGTTGCGGGAGACACAACGGTTTTCTTTGGCTATCCCTTGCCAAGTTGGCTGATCGCGGGGCTTCTCGTCACTCCCGCTATGGTGGTCGGTGGCGTTACTATACCGTCAACGCAAAGCTATACTGTGATGACGGTTAGCGATGACCATATAACAATCTCGCCAAGCCTTTTATTTGCATATCCAAGCGGAAGCCTGTTCTACTTTGTTACCGTGCCGCTGCTGTTTACGTCCGGGGCAAGTGGACTTTCGAGCCTAGGGACGGCAAGCACGGTCGGTATTGGAACGCCCGCCCCAACGATGACCTTCGCGGCGGCGCTCTGTGAGCCTATTGATCCGTCCGAGCTAGGTAACATTACCGAGGTTTTCGACGGCGCGACGCAAACCTATTCGCTCGATGGCGGCGGGCTAACGCTACCGCCCGACTGGTCCGTAACCAATCAACAGCAACTAGCAGCATCACTTAATGGCGCGATTGTTTATCCTGGGACGGAAGGTCAATTGCCCGCCGCGCTCATTGTCGCGGATAAGGGCGCGTCCATCACAAACGCATTTCGCGGGTTGAGATACATCATATTGCAAGACTATCCGATAGTTGGGAGCGGCGGCACATCGTTGCCGCGCCTTTCCATTGTGTGGCGACGGTCTACCACGTTGGCACGAAGGAAAACTAGCAGCAACGCGACTGCGGTTACGTTTGCATCAGGGGCGGGTTGATGTCCTATCAATACAGCGACAGCCACAGTATCAGCGACACCGCAACAATGTCATGCGCAACGTGGTTCCGAATTCCAGCCACGGGCAACCCAACGCAGTTCTACACGACCGATCCAACATCCTCCCCGCGTCAGCATATATTCGAGTTTGGCCCCATCGCATCAACTAGCGAAAGCTCGTTCCCGACAAGCCGGATTGAGATATGGCGCCAGATTGATGATGGCATAGGCGGAAGCTATTCTCCCCCCATTACTCAAATCAAGCTACATATTGGCGGCCCAGCCGAGCCGGTTGGCGGCGGCGACTTTGGAAACTATCAGGCGCAATTCGAGATAGCGGCGAACAACGTAGACGGATCATTTCCTTTCACCACGTCAACCCCGCTATTCACGTTTGACACATGGAACCTGCTTTGTTGCTCGGTTGATGTCTCAACACCGGACACATACAATTTTCTTACGTCACCGGGACGACAGACACATAATCGTCAAGTGACTATGGTTCTCAACAAAAATAACCTTCTCGCCAAGTCGCTCACGACAAGCGGCGGCGGAAGCACTTGGCCCCCTGGAAATGCGGACACGTCAACCGGGACGGGAGTTAACTGGTATTATAACGATACC